TATGGCGGGACCCCGCCAGAAGACGAAGGGCCACGACCCCGACTATACCGCAGGCGTCGCCGCCTGTCGCACGACCGACGGGCGCACCGTCGTCACGCACGTTGACCGATTCCGCGTCGAGGTCGCGGCCCGTGACGCGGCCATCGTTGCCCGTGCCCGTGCCGACCTTGCCCGCTACGGCTACGGGCGCGTGACGTACTGGATTGAGTCGCAGGCGGGTATCAGTGGCGAGGACGCCACCGCCGCGCTGTTGCGGCAAGTGCAAGCGGTCGGGGTCACGGCGTTCAGCGAAAGGCCCACTGGATCAAAGGCAGAACGCGCTCGGCCCGTTGCGAGTGCGGCGCTGGCTGGGAACGTCTATCTTTACACTGACGAACACGACGGGCCGTGGCGGGCCGCTCTCAAGACTGAGGCCGCCGATTTCCCGCACGGCAACCACGACGACCAAATTGACGCGCTCTCCGGCGCGTTCGCCAAGCTGTCCACGCCAGCGCCCACCGTAGGATTTTCCCGCCCCCGCATATGAGCGACACCCCAACGACCCGCCGCGCTGAGGCGCAAGACGCCCTCCCCGACCTCGACCTCATCCGCGACCTGACGGAAGGGACGCGGGCGATGCACCGACAGGCGGGCCGCTATATCCGCAAGTGGAGCGCCGAGGACCCGAACGTGTGGGCCGTCCGCGCCGTCTGCGAACAGCTCTACGAGGGCTTTAGCCGCGTGCTTGATGCGTCCGTCGGAATGGTGTTCGCCAAGCCCCCCGCGATGCATTACGACGACAACGCCGCGACAGAGGCCGTGTTCACCCCGCTCGTGCATAACATCGACGCGGCGGGCACCCATATGAACGTGTTCGCCAAGACCTTTTCCTCGCTGGCGATGCGGGACGGGTACGCGGTGCTATTGGTGGACCATCCCTCGACGCCGCCGAACGCGACCCTTGCCGACGAGCAGGCGCTGCGGCTGGCCCCGCGTTGGTCAACCTACGAGCGCCGGTCGGTCTATTCGTGGCGCGTGGATAGCATCAACAACCGCGAAACGGTCACGCAGTTGGTCCTGCACGAACCCGCGACCGTGCCCGATGGCCAGTTTGGGGTCCGGATGGTGGACCGCTACCGTGTGCTCCGATTGGTGGACGGCGTGGCGATGTACGCGGTCGTGAGCGACGAAGGGGCCAAGGGGCTTACCGTCATTGACTCCGGCACGTTCGCCGATCGCGCAGGCGTCCCGTTCGATGTGTTGCCGATCGCCGTGGCCTACACGGGCCGCAAAGAAGCGCCGTTCGTGTGCCGCCCCCCGCTGATGGGGGTTGCGTTCTCGAACCTTGGGCATTACCAGCTTTCGACGGCGCTCCGATTCTACCGTGAGCTGTGCGCCTACCCGCAGCCCGTCGTCACGGGCCAGCTTCAGCCCGTCAACACAGGCACGGGCCTCGAGGCGGGATCGTTGGCGCTCGGCCCGTTGGTCGCCGTGCATTTGCAGGAGGGCGGGACGTTCGCGTGGAACGAGCTACAGGGAACCGCGCTTAACCAGTTGGCGGCGGGCGTTGTCGAGAAGCTCGAAGCGATGGCCGCGCTAGGCCTGTCGTTCTTGGCCCGCGCCAAGCGCAGCACCGAAACCGCCGAGGCCCGCCGCCTTGACGCGACCGCCGAGAACTCAACGCTGGCGACCGCCGCGCAGGGGATTGAGGACGCCCTCAACGTGGCCCTGTCGCTGACGGCGCGATATCTGGGCATCCCTGACGCGGACGCCCCCACGGTCGCCCTGTCGCGTGATTACGACAGCACCACCATCGGCGCACCGGAGATGACCGCCGTCGCCGCCCTCGCCAATGCGGGGTTCCCGAAGGTGACCTTGCTGAAGGTCCTAAAGGCGGGTGGCATTGTTGCCGCCGAGGACGACATCACCGAACTAGCGATGGAGTGGGAAATGGGCGGGATGGCTGCTGAGGCCGCGCCGCCCGCGTGACGACTCCCGCCGAACGCCGCGCACTTGACCGGATTCGCCGTGACGTATCGCGGCGCTATCCGGCGATTGCCCGCGCCATCTTGCGGGCCGTGCGGTCGCTCCAGTCTATCCCGATCGCCGACATTGAAGCCGCGCTAGTCGCAGGCGGGGCCGATGCGGTGATTCGGGCCGTGTTCTCCGAGTCGCGCATCAACAGCGAGTTAGCCGAGGCACGGCGGGAAATCCTCAACGCCGTGGACGCCAGCGGACAGGCCGCCGTCCGCAACGTCATCGCCACCCAAACGTTCGCGTTTGATGTGCTGGCCCCGCAGGTACTAGAGCGGGTGCAGACGATGGCGACCGTCTCGCTTGGCAAGTTCGCGCAGGATGTGCAGGCCAGCATCCGCGCCGAGGCGACCATCGGCCTACTGCGGGGCGAGAACCCCCGCACGACGGCCCGGCGGATTCGGGACGCCGTAGGGCTGGCGCCGAACCAGCAAGAAGCCGTCGTCAACTTCCGCAACGCGCTTGAGGTAGCGGCGACCAACAAAGACGCGCTCGGGTACGCGCTCCGCGACAAGCGGTTCGACGCCACCATCCGCGCCGCTCGTGCCGCTGGCCGTTCGCTGTCCGTCGAGCAAATCGACCGGATGACCGAAGCGTATCAGCGGCGGTTCGTGGCGTTTCACGCCGAGACAATCGCCCGCACCACGGCGCTCGACGCCAATAAGCTCGGCCAAGAACTGGCATTTCAGCAGGCCGCCGACGCGGGGGCCGTTGAGCCGTCGCGGTTGGTCAAGCGATGGGTGGCGACGCTCGACGATCGGGTCCGTGAGGCGCACGCGGAGATGGACGGCGTTGAGGTGATGTACGACGACCCGTGGAACGTGCCGGGCGAGGGGTTGCAGATGTACCCCGGCGAGGGGACCTATAATTGCCGATGCGCCTCCGTGTACCGCTTGCTCCCCCGCGGTCAAACCCTGTAGCAGTCCCCCGCTGGGCACGCCAGCGGTTCACTACCCCACGCCCTTGGAGGGCATTCCTGTGCCGATTCAGACCTACGACACGACCGACGCAATCCCCGAAGAACACCGCGACACCGCCCTCGCGCTTGCTGACGGCAAGTTCGCCGTCGTCACCGATGAGGACGTCAGCGGCCTCAAGGCGAACCAAGCCAAGCTGCTAGAGGAAAAGAAGCAGGCCGACAAGGACCGCCGCGAACTGGCGAAGCGCCTGAGCGACCTCGAACAACAGCAGAAGGCCGCTGCCTCCGGCATTACGTCCGAACAGCTTGCCAAGCTCAAGGCCGATGTCGAGCTAGAATACGCGCCCGTCCGCGAAAAGGCCGCAACGCTAGAGACGCAACTCCGCGCCCTCAAGCTCGACAACGCGGTGCAGTCCCAGATGGCGAAGGCGGGGGTGCGTGGCGACCGACTCGGCGCGTTGTGGAAGCTGACGGGTGAGGCGTTTGACTTGACGGACGACGGCCAGCCCTACGTCAAGGACGCGCCCACGCAGTCCATCGATCAGTTCATCGGCGGGAAGCTCAAGGCCGATTACCCCGAGTTTTTCGCGGGCACATCCGCGAACGGCGGCGGCGCGAAGGGATCGACGGGCGGCAGTATGCCAACCAAGACCATCAGCCGCAGCGACACGAAAGCCTACCTAGCCAACATTGACGGCATCGCGAAGGGCGAGGTCATCGTCACCGACTAGTTGACACGCTAGACTGGCGTCCATACCTTTCGGGTAGTGCGGGGGAGGCCCCCGCGTGATGTAGTGCGCCGAGTGGCTCGGCAAGGTGCAGTCCAACCTTGTGCCACCGGCGCACTTTCGCGTTACGGGGGCCAACCTTCAGAGAGGAACCCCGTATGCCGAACACCCAGAGTGCCATTCTTGACGTTGTGTTCTCGCAGGCGTTGCAGACGCTTCGCGAGTATTGCGTAATGCCGCGCCTCGTCAACACCGACTTCGCCAACGTCCCCGCCGGTCAGGGCGACACCGTGAACGTCCGCATCCCGACCGCGCAGGCGGTGTCGGATGTCTCGCCCAATCAGGGTCCGGTCACGCCCGTGGACAACACCTACACGGCTGGCTCCATCACGCTCGACCGCTGGCGCAAGGCGGGCTTCTACCTGACCGACAAGGAGCGCGGTGAGCTGAACGGCGCTCAGGTGCCGATGCAGTTGCAGGAAGCCGTCAAGTCGCTGGCGAACGACATCAATTCCTACCTGTTCTCGCAGTACAAGAAGGTGTGGACGTCCGTCGGTGCGCCGGGAACGCCCGTGTTCGACGGCGCAACGTGGAACCTCGCGACGACGACCCTCCGCTCGGCCCTGTCCGCGATGAGCACGAACGTTGTGCCGAACGCCGACCGTCGCCTTGCGTTGCACCCTGTCTCCTATTCTTCGGCGCTCGGCGTCGAGGGCTTCGTGCTGGCGAACCAGCGCGGGCAGACGGGCGCGATCAACGACCGTGCCTTGGGCCGCGTGATGGGCCTCGACTGGTACGAGGATCAGGCCGTGCCGGGTCACGCCTCCACCGCGTTGTCGGCGGGTGCCGCGACCGTGAACGGCGTCAACGCATTGGGCGCGACCACGCTCTCGGTTGCCAAGGCGACCAACACCTCGGCGCTTATCGAGGGCGACATCCTTACCATCGCCAGCGGTCCGGCGGCGGGTCAGTACGTTGTCAAGACGGCGGTCACGCTGGCCGTTGGCAACACGGCGGTGAGCATTCAGCCGCCCCTTCGTGGCGCGACGGCTGGCGGCGAGACCGTCACGCTCTTGGCCCCGCAGAACCGCGTCAACCTCGCGTTCCATCGTGACGCCTTCCACTTCGCTTCGCGTCCGCTTACGTCGGATGCGGCGGCGGACCTGATGCGCTCGGTCGCTGACCCTGTGTCGGGTGTGGCGCTCCGGATGGAAATGATTCGGCAGAACAAGCAGGACTACATCGAGTTTGATGTGCTGTACGGCGCGACCTCGTTCCGTCCGCAGTTGGCGGTTCGCATCTGCGACTGATGCAAGCACGGCGCGGGGTGGGGCTTCGGCCCTGCCCCCGCTGTGGTAGTACCCTCCCCTATCCCTCCCGCTGATGCCGCTGACGGTCATTGCTACCCCCGGCGCAACGAACGCCAACAGCTTCGTCACCGTCGCGGAAGCGGACGCCTACGTTGACGCGCAGATGGAGCGCACCGGCTGGCCCGTTGCCGCCGACGATAAGGCCCGCGCCCTGTTCGCCGCCACCGCCGACATTTCGGCCCTGACGTTCGTCGGATCGCGCACCGCGACCGAGCAAGCGTTGGCGTGGCCGCGCAGCCAAGCTCCGAACCCTGACGCCCGTAACGACAACGGGTGGCCGAACAACATTCCCTCGTGGGACATCGTGTACTTCGATGACGCCGTGATTCCGCAGCGCGTGAAAGACGCAACGTGTGAACTGGCGTATCGGTATGCGGTCAATGGCGCCCCGAACACGGGCGTGATTCCGTCCTCGCAGAACGTCATTGAAAAGACGGTGGACGTCCTGACGACCAAGTATTCAGACCCGTCTCAGCGTGTGATTGGGATGGGCTTGTACCCGCGTGTGGCGCAATGGCTCAAGCCCTTGCTTCAGGCGGGTTCGTCTCTCATCGTGTCGCGCCAGTAATGGCGACGTACACGCCCGAACAAGCGGACGCCTTCGCGGACATTCAAGACGCGGGGGCGTCTGTGACGTTTTCGCGCATTACGCGGGGCGTCTATAACCCGCTGACGGGCGACAACGGCGGCACAACGACGACAGCGACATCTGTCGCCATTGCCCGCGTTGCGAATAGAGTGGGTGACGTGGAGCGGGTGCGGGCCTTGGACCTCGTGAACAAGCGCACGATCGTTCTCATCGTCGCGGGCTTGGCGTTGGCGACTGCGAACTTTCGGCCCCTCCCCGACGATGTGGTGGCGTGGGCTGGCGAGGATTTCGTGGTCCGTGATGTGTCAATCCTTGCGCCCGATGGCGTGACGCCGATTCTGTACTTCGTGCTGGCCGCCCGATGACGTACAGCCAAGACGTTCTCCGGTTCGTGGAGCGGGTCAAGACCCGTACTCAGGATGTCGTGACGGCCTCGGCTCTTAAGGTCCACGAGTCTATCGTTGCGGGGTCGGCCTTAACGGGTGCGCCCGGTCAACCAGTAGACACGGGCTATCTGCGTTCCTCGTGGATCGTGGCGTTTGATACCTCGCCGAGCTCCCCGCCTGCCCCCGCAGGGTCCACCACGGGCCGCACAGACGCCTCGCCGCCATCGCCAGCCCCGCCGCAGGGCAACGTGGGCAAGACCTACAGCGCGACTGTCACGACGAACGTGGAATATGCGCCAAAAATTGAAGAAGGGATTAATCCCACGCGCTCGGCGGTCGGCGGCCCCGGCTCGGTCAAGCTGACCCGCGCCGCGTGGTCGCGCATTGTGGACAACGCCGTGAAAGAGCAGGCGGGCGTATGACCTACAAGTCGCTGACGATGCAACGGGCCTGCCGCGCTCACTTGCTTGCCACCGCTGATATCGCGGTGTGTGCTGGCAAGCCAGTTATTGCGACTAGCACCGGCTACACCAAGAGCAGCGGGGCGCACTTTCTCGACGAAGGGTTTGCGGTAGGAATGCAGGTCAACGTGACGGGCTTCGCGACCGCCGCCAACAACGGCATCAAGCTCGTGACGGCGGTCTCGCAGACCGCGCTCACGGTGCAGGGCGGGGCCACGCCTGAAGGGGCGAACGGGCCGCGCTTTATCCGCGCCATCATCCCAACGTTGCAGGTCTGGGAAAACATCAACGCCACGCCTGTCGAGGGCACCCCGTGGATTACCGAGCGTTGGCTCGGCGGCCCGTCCACGCTTATCACGACGACTAGCG